ATGAACGAGAAGTATAATCCGAGTCTTATTGAGACTAAATGGCAGAAAATATGGGACGAAAATAGTGCATATAAGGTTGATGAGAAGAGCGAAAAACCGAAATACTATTTTTTAGAGATGTTTGCGTATCCTTCGGGCGATTTGCACTGGGGACACCTTAGAAATTATACGATTGGTGATGTCGTCAGCCGCTATAAGATGCACAACGGCTATAATGTGTTGCACCCAACGGGATTTGACGCATTTGGTCTTCCTGCCGAGAACGCCGCGATAAAGCACGGCGTGAACCCTAAGGACTGGACATACAAAAATATTGAGAATATGATCGGTCAATTCAAGCGTATGGGTTATGCGTATGACTGGGATAGGCAGATTATTACTTGTTCCCCCGAATACTACAAGTGGAACCAATGGCTCTTTATTCAGCTCTTTAAAGCAGGTCTCTGCTATAAGAAAAACTCCCCGGTGAACTGGTGTGAGAGCTGCAAAACCGCACTTGCAAATGAGCAAGTAGTAGGTGGAGCGTGCGAGCGTTGCGAAACGCCGATAGTAAAGCGCCCTATGGAACAGTGGTACTTGAAGATTACCGACTACGCAGAGCGGCTTTTGGACGGTTTTAAGGATATAGACTGGCCGGAAGATGTTATCGCCATGCAGCGCAACTGGATTGGTAAAAGCGAAGGTGTCGAGTTTGGCTTTGCCCTTGAAAATGCTCCTACTGAAGAGGCGTTTAGGGTGTTTACCACCCGTCCCGACACCATATTTGGTGTGACATTTATAGTTTTAGCTCCCGAACATCCGCTCGTTGAGAATATCACCACAGCGGAACAGAAATCCGCGGTAGACGCTCTTAAAAAAGAGGTCGCTACCATGAGCGAGATTGACCGTAGCTCTACGGAATTAGAGAAGAAGGGCGCATTTACCGGCGCGTACGCCATCAATCCTTTAAATGGCGAAAAAGTTCCGATTTGGATAGCCAACTACGTGATGCTCGACTACGGCACAGGCGCTATTATGGCAGTTCCGGCGCACGATCAGCGCGACTTTGAGTTTGCGAAAAAGTATGATATCCCCATAAGGATTGTTATCGCGCCCAAAGATTCTGATTTAAAGGCCGAAGAGATGACTGAGAGCTTTTCCGCAGTCGGCGTGATGGTAAACAGCGGGAAATATGATGGCATTGAGAGCTCAGAGAGTTGGGGGAAAATTGCTGATGAGCTTGAGGCAATAGGTGTTGGCAAGCGTGCAATAAATTATAGGATACGTGACTGGGGCGTAAGCCGTCAGCGTTACTGGGGAACTCCGATTCCCATTATTTACTGCGAGAAATGTGGCACTGTTCCTGTTCCCGAGAGCGATTTGCCGATTATTTTGCCGGAAGATGTTGAGTTTAACAGCGATGCCGAGACACCGCTTGCAACGAGCGAGAATTTTGTCAATACTACTTGCCCGCATTGTGGTATGGCAGCTAAACGTGACGTTGATACTATGGACACGTTTTTTGATTCCTCTTGGTATTTCTTACGCTATTGTAGCCCAACTTCCGATGATGTGCCATTTGTTAAAGATGCTACTGATTATTGGATGTCCGTTGACCAGTATGTTGGTGGCCGTGAACACGCGACTATGCACCTTATTTACGCGCGATTTTTCAATATGGCGCTCTGCGACCTTGGACTGGTTAAAAATGCTGAGCCGTTCAATAAACTCTTTAATCAGGGCATCGTGACCGCAGGCGGCAAGAAGATGAGTAAACGTGCCGGAGCAGTTCCGCCAAACGATGTGGTGAGCGATTACGGCGCAGACAGCGCGCGGCTTTTTATTATGTTTATGGCTCCTGCAGGAGACAGGGCAGAGTGGGGTGTTGACCCGACGACAGGAAAGCCGTACACCGTACCACCGAATATTGATGGCATTTTCAGATTTCTGAGCAGGATTTGGCGTCACTTGGCGCAAAATCGCGCGAAATACGATAAGGACTGGACAACAAAACTCGGTCAAGTTACTCTAAGCGAGGCGAGCGTTAACCTCCGCAGGAAGACGCATCAGACTATAGCAAAGGTGACGACAGATATAGAGAGATTTCAGTTCAATACTGCGATAAGCGCCATGATGGAGCTTGTCAATGAGCAGTATAAAACGCCATTGGACGAAAATCTTAAAGACGTGAACGTTGCATGGAGCGAGTCTATAGAGGCGCTAGTTCGCCTCCTGAGCCCGTTTGCGCCACACATGGCTTGTGAGATGTACGAAGAGCTTGGGTTTGCCGAGTCGCTCCTTACAGCGCCGTGGCCACAATTTGACAATCAGACGGCAAAAGACTTATCAATTGAGATTCCGGTGCAGGTCAACGGTAAAATTAAAGCGAAATTGCAATTACCGGCAGATATTGCGCCAAAGGAAATGGAAGAGATCGCGCTAAACGACGAGTTTGTCCTTAAAGCTATCTCCGGTAAAGATGTTGTAAAGGTAATTGTTGTTCCGAAAAAGCTCGTGAATATTGTTATTCGTGGGTAAACGGTGAAAAAGGTTAAATGGCTTTTCGAGTAGAATACAAACACCGCCTTTCACGAGTAAATATGCTTTCGGGTTTATTCGTGACAGGCGGTATATTTTTTACGGTTGCTAACACGTTGCTAACATATTAATAATATAAAATGTCTATAGTCTCAACTAATTTCGATGCGTCTATTTTAGTATAAATATCTTTAGTTATATCGCCCATTGAATGACCTATAGCTTTTTTAACTAGCAAGTCTTTAGCACCTAACTCGTCCATACGGCTAACAAAAGTAAATCGACAATCATGAGGCGTATGGTTCATACCCAAGCTCTTCATGAGCGTATCAAACCTTATTGACAATAGATTTCCTTTTTTTCCTCTACTAGGAATATAATCTAATAAAGTCTCATCTGATAAATCATATATCTTTCTAATTATCGGTAAAATGTCTTTGTGAAGAGGGATGACGCGCCCCCTGCCGGCAGTAGACTTTAAACCGCCCACCATATAACGCTCTTCAAGGTTTACTGAAGATTTACTAACCGTCAATATTTCAGAGCGCCGCATTCCCGTATATAATAGTATTAGAGCAAAACGCACTATATCGCTATTGCGAGCATTCAACTCGCCCCACAATCTATTTACCTCATCGGCTGTAAACAAATTACGCTCGATTGACGGTTGGTATCCACGTCCGACACTAAGCTTAAATGCAACGTTTGTTGGTATAATCTCATTGACAACCGCGTACTGAAATAGGTGGCTAAATAAGCTTGATATCATAGATTTTGTACCGTAACCAAAAGGGCAGTCATCAACTATCTTTTGTAAGATATAGCGTTTAATGTTGCCTACAGCAAAGTCTTTTATTGGTAAACAATATTTTACCCAAGCTCCATTTAACCCTTCGCGTCTACTGTTGGATAAGGATTTGTACGATTCTTCTCTTTTCCACATATTGAATATTTGCTCTAAAGTGAGATTTTTAGCGTTATAAAGAGCGGGGTCGCGGTTATACTCGGCAAGGAACGATACAGCTTCCATATAGCCGTTTTTGGTTAAAGGGAAGGTCTTTAATACTTTGCGCTCGAACCTTGCTTTCTTTGTTTCAGGGTCATAATGGCGGACAGCCGGAGCAAATACATAATACTTTTCTCGTGACTTCCATTTTACAACAGAACCCATACCGTTTGCCATCTTTTTCATCTGTTTTTACACTCCTTTTTCCCGCTGATTAAGACCATTTTCGTGACGTCACGAAAATGGTGCTTGACAAATATTTAATAGGAGAGTATAATATTATAGTGGACGTTTTAAGATTGTGTTCCGAAAACTGAATTTTATACTCTCCACATTAGCCCTGACGGTGTTCGCTGCACCTGAGGGGCATTTTTCTTTTTTTTTTACTTGATAATTGTGACCCAACTCGGGTCAAATCCTATTTGTTTCATGGTTTGTTCAAAATCAAATACCGGAGGTCTTTTTACCTTGAACTTACTTGCATATGGTGGAATATTTAAGAGTATGGTAAATTGTGAGCCGTGTGGTTGCCAAGTAAAGCAATGGGAACCTGTACCAATATTGTAGCCCTGAATATTCCCGTTTTTATTTACGCGCCATTCAAAATCGCTTGTTACATACCTAACCGCTTCATGCTCAAATAAGGTGAACTCTAATGTGTTAAAATTACGAACGAGTACACTCGTCCTTAATGGCTCGAATTTCTCTTTTGCGATGTTTATCCTCTCATTCCAAATTGACAACACTGCCGTACCTGTTTGTTGTACGTCCTCATGCGCGTCATTGATTCCATAAGAGTAATCCGGAGAACAACGCCCTGAAATCACTCGAATATTGTTAGATGTGTGTGGCGTGGTGTGTTTGACGGACTTTACCGACCACGCCATACCTTCGCATACGACGTCCGCTAACCCGAGGGGTTTGCCTAGATGCTCTCCGCTTATCGCTTTAGCGAAAATGTCTCCCCAGTCTTCACCATTTATATCTGATTTTCCTATAGCAAAATAGTAGGTAATCCATTTTCCTATTTCATAAATGACTTCATCAGGGATTAGACCAAGTGGGTATAGTTCAAACGGATCTCTTCCCTTATTATCTCTCAGTTTTGGTCTCTGCACAAAGAGCCTCCTTTAACACGGCTTTTATTACGTTTATCGGTACAGCATTTCCTGCTTGCTTACGTGTTTGGCTGTCATTGCAAACGATTTTAAAACTGTCCGGAAAACCTTGTAATCTTAACATTTCTCGAGGAGTTAATCTGCGACGACCGTTTACCAGTAAGTAGTTATATGACGCACCTGCACGTAAAGCACAAGAATACGGGTAACTTGATATATTGCCGCTCTTATTTTCGTGCCAAATACTTGGTGAATATTCGCTTTGGTGTGTAGATAGTCGCTTTTTAACGATTCGCTCACTTGCGAAAAACTTTTTATCGATGTTCTCGTTGGGTTCTAATATATCGTCAAGCTTCCCCACTTTTTTAGTTTCCGGAAAAGAAAAATTAACATTGTGGTCTAAGAACCCAACTATAATAGTTCGCTCCCTCTTTTGGGGTAAACCAAAATCCAACGCATTTAATACTGTGCTATATACCTTGTAATCCAGTTCCTCTAGTGTGGTTAGAATCGTTTTTATCGTCTTACCTTTGTTATGCCGGCTTAACTGCTTGACGTTTTCTAATATAAAAATGCGAGGCTTCTTTTTTTCTAGTATCCTTGCTATGTCAAAAAAGAGTGTTCCACGTATATCGTCAAATCCTAACCTATTGCCTATAATACTAAACGGCTGACATGGAAACCCTGCGCACAAAATATCGTGGTCAGGAATGCTCGAGGCATCAATCAGAGTTATATCACCGTGAGGCATAAGGTTATAGTTTGCATGGTACGCTTTCTTGGCATCTGCATCTATTTCACTGGCAAACAGGCATTTTCCGCCTAAAGATTTAGCTGCTAAATGAAAACCGCCGATACCGGCAAATAAATCAATAAATGTAAAGCTCATTTCTATAACCTCCTTCTATAATAAAATTCTGCGTATTATGTGATTTTCCTCTAAAATCTCGCATTGAACTTCCGATAAGTTATTCGGGATTTCCGAACATCTGTGCTTGGCTTAACCAAACCGTATCGCCATCAACGGACACATCTAACTTAATCTGCCCGTCTTCAGATGTGTACAATATCATCTCGCTATCATTGTGTTTTTCTATTTCATTCATAATAATTCTTCTTCTTGTAGGTCACCACCACCAATCACTTCACCCGACTACAACCCGTAGCCAACTGGTATCATTCTGTCACCGGTTCATATCTTCTTACCATAGCTTACAACATCAAGGTATTTTTGCAACTCTGCTTTTTCGTATTCTGCGATTAAGCGTATCATATTATCAATAACCCCCTCTTTATGGTACGCATTAAACGCGCTATAATAAAGCTGCTGGTCAGTATATTTTACGTCAATAGGCAAATACCCGTTTTGTATAAGCTCTAAGTTTATAAGTAATCGCCCTGTTCTACCATTACCATCAATAAACGGATGGATGCCCTCAAACTCTATATGGAAAAGAGCCACTTTTTCTATAATATGTTTGTTTTTATATTTACCTGTTTTATACTCTCTAAGTAACTGTTCTATTTGCGGCGCTATAAGATACGGTTGCGGCGGAATATGTGCTGCTCCTGTTATCATTACCGGAACATTTCTATAAATACCTTTGTTTACTGCATCATTAGTCAAAACTAAAGAGTGTATCTGCTTTATAGTTCTCTCGTTTATATTCTCTTTTTCTTTAGCCAATTCTTCTATAAAATAAAATGCATCCCTGTTTCCTATAGCATCAAAGTGAAACTTTAACGGCTTTTTATCTATCGTCATACCCTCTAACACAAGTGCTGTTTCTGATAGTGTCAAAGTACTACCCTCTATAGCGTTTGTGTTGTAGGTAAACTCAACCATGAACGGTTCCCTTAATACCTTTAATTCTGCCTGTGTTAGCTTGCGAGAGTTTAATAAGCGGTGATGCAGAGCGTCTATTTCCGCAAAAATAACCGCTATATCAGACGAAACTCCTTTATATTGCGCATTACGTCTGTCTATAGGTCTTTCGGCGTTTACGGGGATATAATACATGCCATTATCTTCTATAATGCCTTGTATACGCCCCTCTTGCGCTAACATTCTTACGCGCCTTGCGCTTAAGTTCCATTTTACCGCCGCTTCTGATGCCAGCATATAACCAGCTTTTTTTTGCTTGTATCCTGTCTTTTTTGCCATTATATATTTCCGCCTTTGTGCGAGAGTCGCTTTTTCTAAGATATCTTATTATATCATAAAGTAGGAAATATGTCAAGATATTCTAAATGTATTTTGGCTTATATGTTTCCGCTATATACACCTAAATAATCGCAAAACTTAGGTGGGTTTTGGAAATGTACCTGGAAAAGTGTAAAACTTAGGTATGTTACGCGGTTATGAACTCCAACTCTTCGCCCGCGTTCATCTTGAACCGGATCTCTAATGGTTGCTCCGCCGCCCTGACCTCGGCATGAGCGAAGATTATGAAGATAAGCTGCTCCGAACCACCCGCAGAGAGGCTGACGAAACGATTGAAACTCGCGTCATCGTCCCCGGATAAAAACCCGTCATATTCGTCCCCCCTGTCAGACAAAACCACGTATTCAACTAAATCGTCATGGTCTATATCTTTGCCGGACATATTTTTTATATCAACCCATAACGCCAATACAACCTCTTCGGACGGCGCAGGGTCTCCATAGTACACTTCATTACCGTTATCTCCTTTAAGGCGTATTCCATTTGCTAATTCATATTTGCGTGCCGTGAATTCAAAATTCTTTGTCCGCACAGTTTTATTTAGCTTTAATTCAACGGGGTTTCCTGCTGTGCTTTCACTTATACTTATGTCGGTATCCTGCTCCGATTCAACAACCGGCTTACTTTGCTCTGTCTCAAAAACATTATCTGTGTTAAAGCTAACATCAGTGAACGCTTTTTTAATAGCTTGGCGTATTTCCCATTTAGCTATCTCGCGCCCTGCAAATATGCCCACCGCGAGACTTAACACACAAGCTATCACTATAGCTGCGATCACGTTTTTATAAATCCAAGAATTACGGTTATTAGAGTGTGCTCCACTGTCCGTTTTTGTACAGGTTCCACACTTTGGGCAGTACAGCGTATCATCTTCCATGTTTTTAGCACAATTTTTACAGTATATCATTATTTTAACTCCTATCCTTTTTTCTACTTTTTTCTCCCTGTGACTTGTGACTAACGTTTCTATAACTCTGTATATATTAATAAATTTAATATTTATTTACTCGTAAATATGTATTTTTTATACTTCATAAGATTAATATAATATTAGTCACAGTCACAAACAGTATATTATTAAACTATTTACGAGTGAAACCGCCCCTTTTTACTGTGACTATCCCGTGACTAGCTTTTTCACCCACGCTTAAAACGTGTGACCAATTGTGACTAGCGACCGATTTTTTTTGTGACTAACATTTTAAAATTTGAATGTTAGTCACAGGCTAGTCACACCCTAGTCACAGGTTATTTACACCTCCAATGGCGTTGTTGCCCATACTCTTCGCGCCTTATTTCAAACTACTTTGAAAAGCTATTGCTCTTCCTAATATTCTAATATCCTTATAGTCCTCAGGTGTGAAGACCATGGGCGGATGCGCTGTATTTGCTGCAACGAGCGTAACACTGTTATTGGTAAGGTAAACATGTTTAAGCGTTGTCTCATCGTCTATCAACACAGCAGCTATCTCGCCATTCTCAACGGTTTCCTGTTGTCTTATGAAAACGATATCACCATTTAATATGCGGGCATCAATCATACTGTCGCCTTTGGCTATGACCGCAAAATCGGCGTTTATACCGTCTTCTAAGTCAATGTAGGCCTCTATATTCCCCTCGGTAAATATTGGTTCACCACAGGCGATTTCGCCCAAAAGAGGCGCTTTCTTTGTCTTTATAGGAACGACGTTTTGCAAGTCGAAAACGCTGAGAGTGTCGCCTTCTTTCACATCTATAGTGGGCGATTCGGCGATACTATGCATACTATCTGTTTTACCCAAAAGCCAATCTGATGTTACGCCCAATAATTCAGACATATTAAATACTACTGAGATCATAGGTTCTTGCTTACCGTTCTCGTATCTTGAAACAGTAGCCTTATTTAATCCGCCTGCAAATCGTTTGTTATAATCTTCGGCTAACCCATCAAGGGTATATTCTTTTAATTTTCGGGCAATCTTTAGTCTATCGCCAAACACTTCGCTAAACATTCATATATTCTCCCTATCATATTTTATCATAAAAAACAACTTTTTGCAAGCTGAAATATAAAAAATTATCAAAAAAGATAAAAAAAACATTGAAAAATTGTAAAAAACTTCAAAAAACTACTTGACATTAGAAAAATTAAGTTGTATAATAATGTTGTCGTTTACGATAACTTAATGGAGTGGATAAGATTTTGAAGAAAAAAAGTATAAAGCATGAACCGTATAAAAGATTCAAAGGGTTTTTATGCGAAAAGGGATTAACTTATTTAGATATTGCACGTGAATTAGGGATATCTGAGGCTTCTGTAAATAAGAAGATAAACGGTGTTTCAGACTTTTATATTAGTCAGATAGAACTTCTTGAAAATGTGCTTGGGGTAGATCACCATATTTTTTTGAACGATAAGTTATCGTAAACGATAACAAGGAGCATAGCTATGAGTGACAAAAACGAAGAGATTACGGGAGTTGACGAGGCGTACAAATACCCCGAGATAACAATTCAGCGAATGGGGAGTCAGTATTTAGTATTGTCAGACGGTCATCCAATCCGGAACGTGGTCGATTATGAAGTAACCGCAACCGGAAAGGGCGACATGGAAATTACGCTAAAAATAAAGCACCAAAGCGACCTTGTGATTATGTATTCACAAGCCAGTTCACAAGAGCAACCGTCATCTGAGGAATGAACCAGTTGTTGCGTTCCATAACATCTAAAAAGCCGGCAAACATACCGCGTTTTAGTGGGGTTTCGTTATCAAATACTTTTTGAAGGAGTTCGGTTATCTCGTTAAGCTGTTCTTTTTCCTCAAGAGGAAAACGACATAATGGAAACTCCTAAAAATAATTTACAAAAAAGTTTGAAAAAGGTATTAAAATCTCCTTGGGTCGTTCGTTCTGCCAACGAGATAATCTATAGAGACATCAAATAAGTCAGCAATACGGATAATAGTCGGCAACGCGGGTTCAAACTCTCCGGCTTCATAGCTTTGGAAAGTTCGCTCATTAACATTGATAAGAGTTGCGGTTTTAGCTTGCGTTAAGTTACGTTCTTTGCGTAATAATTTCAACCTTAGAGAAAATGACATGATAAAAAAACCTCAAAATAATTTTAAAAATTTACAAAAACCCCTTGACACGGGGCGTGCGCCGTGTTATAATAATACCATCACGGTGTATACACCGTGTAGTGTTGAGGCCGATAAAGCGGCAAAAGTAAACAATATAGCTAAAATAAGATTAGAGAAAGGGCTGACACAAGAAAGTTTGGCTACCCTGGCAAAAATAAATGTCAGGTATATACAAGACCTCGAAAATGGCAGAGCCAACCCTTCTTTAAAAATTGTTTACAAAATCGCTTACGTCCTCAATGCGACAATAGAAGACCTCTTTCCTGCCTTTCAAAACATTAAGGGGTCTTCTAGGAAATAGTACCACAAAAGGGCGGAAATGTCAAGGGGGAGAGTAAAATGCAATACAAGGGGTTTAAGGATTTAGTACCAAGCGGCGAAACGTTGGCATATGGCGATAAAGTCATTAGCTGTAGTGATTTAGACAAGGTGCGCAAAGTATGGGGTACGTCATATGCCAAATACACTACTAAATATGGGAGCGGAGGCGCAAATTTCGTGTTTATGGTCGCAATGTCTGATGTGTACCTTACCGGGTACGTACAGGGCGTACGGAACGAAAGGCGCAAGCGAAAAAAATAAAAATCGGAACACAATCTTAAAACAGGAGAGTAACAAAATGGAAGACATCGCAAGCAGGATTTCAAGCGCACTAATAGAGCTTGACAGTAAGAGGTATATACTTGAGGAAAATCGACTGGACTACCTCGAAGAGGAAATCACAGACCGCATAAACAGATGTGACGAAGATGGGCTGATAGATTTTGGCAAAGACCTTGATGTATGCGTACACGCTATAGAAGCTATGATAAGCACGTTAAAATCAATCAAAGACGATGTGGAAGAGCTTCAGATGAGCGTGGATGAAGAGCTTAGAAGTGAAGACAGGGAAGCCGAGGACGATTATTACAGAGAGGCGATTTAGATGGGAGACGCAGGGTTGATTACAGTTATATGCTTATTAGTAGTTGCCGGTATTATGGTCGCTATGAGGTAAGCTGACAAAAATTGGTAGGGTTTTCTGACATCTCCCGTTTTGCTTCCCTGCCGATTAGGTGAGAATCTTTAAGCTAAAAAGAGATAGGTCATTATATTTTTAGAAAAGTTTGAAGATTTTCACCGGATAAGAAAATAATATTTAGAGGTGAAAGATATGACGGAACACAATCTTAACATAAATAAGTTTTACGCAGACTACATCAAGACGAACCTCATAAGAGAGGATGGGCGATTGATGGAGCGGATGAACTTAACGCAAGCGGCTGAGCTTATTGGTGATACTACCGGTAATGACATCGCGGCGGCTATTTGCGCCGGTGAATACAGCGATTTCGGTAGTTGTTGCATTAAGACAAATAAGATTACAGGAAAGCCAAAAGACCGCCCAAGCTACACTATTTGGACAAGAAAGATTATAAAACACATCACTGGCAAGGATGTGGAGGAGATATTAAAGTAATGATTAAGGCACTAGATTTTATAGTAGGGAAAATAGAGCAGGCAGTTTTGGATTCTGAAATCGTGAATTATTTAAATAATAACATCGAGCGCGTGACTTGCGTTTTTGCAGGAGTTGCCCTTTTAGTTATGGCTTACAGCATTCTTAGGGATTACGTGCTGTGAAGAGAGATAAATAAAGGGATTTAGTATTTAGCATCTTTTAGGCGGTTTTTAATTTTATCCTTTCCTTTTTAAAGTTTTCCGTCTAAAATCGGCGCAAAAAAATAAAAATACAATATTATTTTATTTTGTTTTAACATAGTCCGGCACAGCGCCGAGCCGGGCAAACTGAAAAGGAGAGGGTAGAGAGATAAATATATCCCCTAAAAGAGGATTACCGGTGCGAAAAAATAACAAAGTGGTGACACTAAAAAAGTAAGTGTAGAAAGCTAATTTGAACTTTCCAAAAAGCTCTTAGGGCAGCGCCGGCTAAGAGTTTTGGAAAAGTAAAAAAAACAAAAACAAGAGGAAGGAAAGATGAACACACATTGGAAAAAACTAACAAACCCCAATTATTTGGGCTCATGGGATTTTATGCCCGGAGAAAAGAAGACGCTGACAATTGACCAAGTAACGCAAGAAGAGGTTATTGATGTACAGCAAAATTCAGCTAAAAAAGAGGTTGTAGTCGCGTATTTTAAAGAAAAAGGTGTAAAGCCCTTAATCTTAAACAAAACCAACTGTAAAGCAATTCAAAACATCTACAAAACGCCGTACATTCAAGAATGGTCCGGAAAACGGATAAGCATTCATATTGAAAAAGTAAAAGCGTTTGGTAAACTGGAAGATGCTCTAAGAATAGTTAATGAACGCCCCGGAGATATAAGCCCTGTAACTCAAACAGCAGGACAAATGTTTATATGTGAAAAGTGTAATAAACCGATAATAGGTGATACAAAATTTACAGCCGCAAAAATAGTTGCTTTAAGCCAAGAGCAATTTGGCGAGCAATTATGTTTGTCTTGCGGTAAAGAAAAGAGAAAGGAACTTGAAGATGTTACGACTGAACAAGAATAACTATTTTAGTACAAAAGCTGACAACTACTATATGTCATACTCACAATTTAAGTCATTCAGCACTTGCGAGGCGAGAGCCATGGCAGAGCTCAGATGTGAGTATAAACAAGAAAAGATATGTTTTTTGGAGGGGCATTATCTTGAAGCTTTATTAAATGGCACAGAAGAGAGTTTTTTACTTGAAAATCCAATAATGATTAGTAGTGTCGGCTCTACTAAAGGACAACTCAAAAGCAATTTTTTGAATGTTTATAAGGCATATGAGACATTAAAGAGACAACCGGCACTAATGAATACAATAAAGAGATGCAAGCCGCAAAAAATAGTTACCGGCGAGATAGAAGGCATACCTTTTAAAGGGTGTATTGACTTTATAGACCTCAAGACATGTAACTGTTGCGATATAAAATGCGTTAAGGATTTTAAACGCATAAACTCTGCAGAGGATAAAGGATATGTAAACTGGTATTTCGCATACAGATACCATTATCAAGCTGCTATTTACAGGGAATTGATAAGGCAAAAATACGGAAAAATCGGATCGCAGTCAATAATAGCAGTAACAAAAGAGAACACACCGGATGTAGCAGCGTTTACCTTTTTTGAGGGCGTTTTGGACGATGCTCTTGAGATTATAAAGTATTTTGCGCGCGAGTACAATGCTATAAAGCAAGGCGAGGTAGAGCCAAAACGTTGTGAGGAATGCGAATACTGTAAACAGACAAAAAGTATAGTTGAGTTTGAAACTATATATGAGTTTGAATAGGTGAATAAAAATTGAGTGCAGACGTAAAAAAACAGTCAGTAACAAATATACTATCTAAAGGCGGATTTATAAAATGTAGCCGGATTATCGGGCAAAGAATATCGCCCGAGGCATCTATATTAATTGGTACTATCGGCTCTTTTTATGATAATTATGAGAAGCAGGACGAGCTTGAAGAGGTTGACGGATTGCCCTGCTTCTACAAGAAAAGCGAGGAGTTGCAGGGGTATGCCTGCTTGAGTCGTCGCAAGTTTGATAGGGCTATTTTGGAGCTTAAAGAGTTAGGCGTGCTAACGGTTATATGTAAACGAAACCAATGCCCGACCAACTACTTTTATATCAATAAAGAGCGGCTGAGTGAGATAATGAGTGACCTGTTTTTCCATGTCAGCAACAATTCTAAAGCACGTAAAAAGAACGGGGTTGATGTTGATGAGGTTATTGAAAAGGCGAGCATTCCTAAGACCTCTGCCGGCAAAATATTGGCTGATATTTATTGCTTTGAGGATGATGAAAATGAGTAATAACATTGTACAAAACGTACATTCCCGAATGTACAAAATGTACATCCGCGAGTGTACAAAACGTACAATGCTAAACACTAAAAACAGGTAACGACTAATGTACAAAACGTACAATGACCATTGTACAAAACGTACAGAACCCATTGTACAAAATGTACAATGCTCTATATAATAGGAAAATAAGAAATATTAATTAGAAATATTAATAAATATATATAATAACTAAACAATATATAGTAAATAAGAGTTCTAACAAAACTTTGGCAAAATATTTTTTTTTATTTTCAATTTTATTTTTTATTTTTTTTACGAAGATTTTTTTACGGAGATTTACGAAAATGGGAAAATTGTTGTATGACGTAAAAGTCCAATACACTACAAGCGGTATTGTACAGGTTGTAGCAGAAAACGCCGAAGAAGCAAGGATAAAAGCTCAAGCAAAAGTAAGGGAACATGACGACCCTGTATTTGGGAACAGAGATAATTTTATCCGTAAAGATTTTAAGATAACGTCAAGAAGAGGAGCAGTTATTTAAGATGCCAAGCAGAGAAGAGACTAAACATGCAGTAAAATTATTGAGTGGTAAGATGGATGAAGCGTTTAAACGCGCTGAAGCTGAAATATACAGCTTAGGTTATTATGCCGGTGACATAGTCAAGAAGAGCAGCAAGTACAAAGATAAGTCTAAGCACATAAATCAAATTAACGGTCAACTAAACAGCATGGTAAAAGTCCTTAAGAACATAGCCAATAGCTATAAGGACGAGGGGGCGAGATGAATACTGTAACCGAAATAAGTAGTCTTGAGGAGTATTTGAAAATGCCTTTTAGTGAGGTAGGCTTTACTTGTAGATTTTGTAACACCGCTTTTGTCGGTGAGGCGAAAGAGGTTTTTGACAGAGCAGGTGATTCTATCAAATTTTGCCATAAGTGCTCCTTTAGCCTCTTTGATAATGAGTTTATTTTTGAATGTGAGGAGTGCGGCAAATATTTTACCAAAGATGCGCAAGCTGATGGTAGCGGAAAGGAATACAACGAAATTTTGTGTGAAAAATGTTTTGAAGATAGTTATAATATCTGCGCGGATTGCGGAACGGTAGTAAGGTATGACAAAACGTTTGGTTCTGACGATAACGACCGCGCTTATTGCCAAAAGTGCTGGGAAGACAGTGATACCATCGATGGTATGGGTTTAGCGAAGGAGGCGAAACTTGAAGAAATGGGATTTTAGCAAACTGTATCCAACAGAGGATTACGACGTTGTGGGTGAGGGGGACAATTGCAAGGTGCTATGTTCCGGATTTTATTTTAGCCAAAATGGTGATATTGAGTATTGTCACAGAATAGTAGCAGCAACCTCACTGAACGCTTACAAGAATTACAATAAAAACTTAGCGGGAGACATTGTAAAAGCAAATTTGACGCTTTTTATCCTTAACAAATATTGCAAGGTTGAGAACGCAAATGACTAACGAAAGTTTAGAGCTTATAATTCCGCTTCTGCCGGTGGCAAAAGGCAGACCTAAAATAACCACAGGAACAGGGTTTGCAAGGGCTTATACACCCAAGAAGACGCGAGATTACGAAAACAAGGTAAAGATGTATTTTAGGGCGCAATTCCCTCAGCATGAGCCATTTTCCGCTGACGACACTTTGAAGGTTACGATAGAGTTTTATTACCCAATACCTAAGAGCTACAGCAAGAAAAAGCGTGAGCAGATAATAGCCGCCGGAATGTATAAAAACAACGGTGAAGACCTTGACAACCTTGAAAAGGCGGTCTTGGACGCTTTAAACGGATTAGCGTACTGCGATGACCGGATAATATCTGAAGTTGAGAAACGGAAGTACTGGACGCTCCACAGCGAGGGTTATTCAAGGGTTGAGATAAAGAAGATTTAAAGGGAGAGGAGGCTTATATATGAGAGTTCTAAGTTTGTTCGACGGTATCAGTTGCGCTATGGTTGCCCTTGAGCGCGCAGGGTTTGAATTTAGCGAGTATTTTGCGTATGAGATTGATAAATACGCCATTAAAGTCAGCCAAAAGAATTATCCACAGATACAGCAATGTGGAAGCGTTGTGGGTGCGGATTTCAAGCAACATGGTGAGATTGATCTGTTAGCAGGCGGTTCACCCTGTCAAGACCTTTCAATTTCTAAAGGCAAAAACCGTCAAGGGTTGAAGGGCGAAAAGTCAAGTCTCTTTTGGGAGTATGTAAGAGCTTTGCGAGAAGTTGAGCCGAAGTATTTTATTTTCGAGAATGTCGCTAGCATGTCAAAAGAAGATAAGGCAATAATTACCGCTGAATTAGACGTTGAACCGATAATGATAAACTCTGCTTTAGTATCGGCACAGCAAAGAAAACGGCTATACTGGACTAACATACCAAACGTTGAGCAACCGGAGGACAAGGGGCTTGTTTTGCAAGATATTTTGAAAGATGGTTTGGCTTATGACGAGAAAAGTTACTGTTTGACGGCAAGGTATCAAGGCGCACATTTTGAACACGACTTTAAAAGAAAACAAAAGTCAATGGTTGCACAGTCAATAAGACTTGGCGAACTTGACGGCAAAAAAGGTCAAGCCCACAGAGTTTATAGCGTTAGAGGTAAGTCAGTAAATATATCCGCTAATGGTGGTGGTATAGGTGGTAAAACAGGGCTGTATAAAATAGACCTACCGAACGGAGATTATATTATACGCAAACTCACACCTATAGAGTGTGAGAGGTTGCAGACTTTGCCGGATAATTACACGGAAGGAATTAGTAATACTCAACGTTACAAAGCTCTTGGCAATGGCTGGACGGTAGATGTTATCAGTCATATACTGGGGAATATGAGGAGTAAACAAAAATGACAGAACTAAGACAAATAACGCAAGAAGAATTAAACGAGATACTACAGCTACATAAGATGTGGCTAAATGACGGAAAAGGAGGAAAAAAGGCTAACCTAAGCTCTGCTGACCTAAGCGGTGCTGACCTACGCGGTGCTGACCTACGCAGTGCTAACCTACGCTCTGCTGACCTACGCGGTGCTGACCTATGCAGTGCTAACCTACGCGGTGCTAACCTAAGCTCTGCTGACCTAAGCGGTGCTGACCTACGCAGTGCTAACCTACGCGGTGCTAACCTAAGCAGTGCTGACCTACGCTCTGCTGACCTACGCGGTGCTGACCTATGCAGTGCTAACCTACGCGGTGCTAACCTAAGCAGTGCTAACCTACGCGGTGCTAACCTATGCAGTGCTAACCTACGCGGTGCTGACCTTGACTTTTCTTGTTTCCCATTATGGTGCGGTAGTTTGGATATGAAAACCGATGGCAGATTATTTTATCAGCTTGTATATCATATTTGCCGGCTTGATTGTGATTTGCCGGAGTTTAAGAAGTTTGTAAAACAAAATGCTAAAATAGCTAATAAGTTTCATAGAGTTGAAGAGTGCGGAGAGATTAAGGTTGAAGTTAAGGAAAAGAAGGAGCAGAAAGCTGATGAATTGGATAAATGACAAACAGCTTAAAGATCTGAAAAAGAGGTGCGAAAAAGAGGATTTTCATGTATGGCCTACTTCATACGATATTTTTATAAGGTTTAACCATATAGACGGAGACATTTTTATGGTTGTTGAGAGTAGTGGAAATGTCACTATGTGCCCATGCAATGATGACAAAGAAGATAGAATGGTTGGATTTAACATTAAAAAGTTAAAGAAGCTCTTCGTCATTTTAGACGAGTGCGGAATAAAGTTTGAGGGGGAAGAGTGATGAAACAGACTTACGGCTCTGCTGTAAGGCAAACGGTATTAATAAGCGTTGACGAAGACCGTTATTTGATGTTTGGTGATGCTGCGCTTAAACCAAGTATTACAGGCGAAGGCTTCATTGGTTCAACTAATTGCGTGAGCTTTAACAGCACATCCATGCGACACCTTGCCGACATCTGCGACCGCGTGGAAGAAATAGTGAGAGAAAATGAGGGAGTGAAATAAGGAGGGAGACGAAATGAGAACTATAACGAGCGTTGAGGAATTATTAAATAGCTTGCCAAGGTTGCAAGCAAGAATGAAGATGGCGCAAGAAGAGATTGCGCGACTGGAGGCATTAGCGGAAAACATAAGATGCCCGAAAATAGAAGCCAAGCTCCAAATGACTCCAAAAAATAATGAGAGCTTGTCGAACTACATCAACGAGAAGATAAAGCAAGAGAATAAGCTGAAACAGCTTGAAAAAGAGTATTTTAATAACCTCGGGAAAATCAACGCTCTGATTGACGCATTGCCGGACGAGTACGACCAACAGTTATTTAGGTTGAAGTATATACACAGTTATAGTTGGCAAGAGTTAGAGCAGGAAATGCCGTTTTCCGTAGCTACTTTGTACCGAAGACACAGCAATGCGTTGGGTAATATGGCTAAAAACGGTAAAAATATTGAAAAATGATAGTGGATGATAGTAAATAATAGTGAATGATAGCGTATGATAGTTGCTTGACGTGATATAATTATAATGTATTATTGTTAGGATGATACAACAACTGAATTGAGTAACGAAAAGGGTGGACTACCGGGATTAGATTTCGGTAGCCTGCCCTTTTTGTATGAGAAAAATGGCAAAAGAAAAGAAACTTAGTTTAAAACAGCAGAGATTTTGTGAATATTACGCAGCAAGCGGTAATGCCACACAGTCGGCAATAAGAGCGGGTTATAGTGAAAAAACAGCAAAAACTATTGGTCAGCAAAACTTGACAAAACTTGACCTTCAAGAATATTTAAAAACATTGACCGTTAAAGCTGACGAAAAGCGCATTTTGAGTGCTGCTGAAAGGCAAGAGATACTATCAAAGATGGCTGAAGACGACCGCGAGCGAAATGATAGCCGCATACGAGCTATTGACGTTTTAAACAAAATGACCGGAGAATACATTTCAAAAATAGATATGACCGGACGAATTGCTGTAGATAACCCTTACGCCGGACTGTCGACCGAGGACTTGAAGAAGCTCGCCGATGAAGAATGAAAAAGACGCCCGAGATAAAATATAACGCGAAAATAGAGCTGGCAAGGCGCTATTTTTGGTACTATGTAAAACTTAAAGCACCGGACTTTTATTTGAATAGCCGTGAATACTTAAAGAGCTTTTGCAAGGAGCTACAGGCGTTCTATGAAAGCGATGAGCGCGTTTTAATAGTCAATATGCCACCCCGCCACGGTAAAAGCCGCACAGCGGGGCTTTTTGTTGAGTGGGTATTGGGGCAAAACAAAACCGAAAAGATTATGACCGCGTCATACAATGAAACGTTATCAGAAACCTTTTCAAAAAGCGTGCGCAATAATATCTCAGAGCAAAAAGCAGATGCGGACCGCGTGGTATATTCGGAGATATTTCCGGGCATTGCGATAAAGCGCGGCGAAGGCAAAATGAACCTCTGGTCATTAGAAGGCAGCCATAATAATTACCTAGCCACTTCACCCGGCGGAACGGCTACCGGTTTTGGTTGCTCGCTTTTAATAGTGGACGATTTGATAAAAAACGCTGAAGAGGCATACAACGAAAACGCACTCGCTAAGGGCTTCGACTGGTTTTGTAATACTATGCTATCACGCCTTGAAGAGGGCGGGAAGATTATCGTCGTCATGACGCGTTGGGCGAGTGGAGACCTTGCAGGAAGGCTCTTTGAGCTTTACAAGGATAAACAGATACGGCACATCACCATGAGGGCTCTTCAAGACGGCGGCACAATGCTCTGTGAGGACGTTTTGAGCCGTGAGAGCTATGAGGAAAAGGTTCGCGCTATGGGAGCGGACATAGCAAGCGCGAATTACCAGCAAGAGCCGATAGACATTAAGGGCAGGCTCTACAGCGGGTTTAAGACTTATGACGAGCTACCGCGCGGTGGCAACGCTGAACTGCTCTTTACAGACATCAAAAATTACACCGATACTGCGGACACCGGCGACGACTATTTGTGTTCCATCTGTTACGGCGTTTTGAACGCTGAGGCGTACGTTTTGGATGTTGTCTATACTAAAGAGCCGATGGAGCTGACAGAGCCCCGTGTAGCTCGAATGTTGCACGAAAACAACGTGACGAGAGCGGATATAGAAAGCAACAATGGCGGCAGAGGTTTTGCGCGAAGTGTTGAACGGATTTTAAAAGAGCAGCTCAATACCAACCGTACAAGCATTGCATGGTTTCACCAGTCCGCTAACAAAAACGCGAGAATACTTTCAAACGCTACTTGGGTTATGGAGCATATCTATTTCCCTGCAAACTGGCGTGACCGTTGGCCGGAGTTTTATGATGCGCTGGCAAAGTATCAGCGGGAAGGGAAAAACAAACACGACGACGCGCCGGACGCGCTGACCGGTGTTTGTGAGAAGATAATGGCACGGCCACTATTTGAGGATTGGGCTTGAGTTTAATAGATTATAACTTACAAGATAGGATGCTGAACAGAACGCTTGACAGCGCGGCTATGACCACAAAGGAAATCATAGAAGCAGACTTGCGCGAATGGCTTGGTGCAAGCGAAAAGCGTCAAATGATGGTCACAGGCTTAGAGTATTATAACAATATTCAAGACATTCGCAATAAAAAGCGTTTAGCTCCGGGGGAAGATGGTAAGCAGATAGAAGTAAAGAATATCCCGAATAATCGTATTTTGGATAATGTTTATGCCGAACTCGTTGACTTGAAGGTTAATTACACCTTTGGCAAGAGTTTTATTACTGATTACGCCAGCCAAAATGAAGCCGATAAGACAACCGAGGAAAACCTACAGCGGTATATGACCGCTAATATGCACATTTTACTCAAAGATACCGGCGTTGACTTTTTAAACGGTGGTGTGTCTTATTGGCTGCCATATTACAAAGACGGTTTCACCCTTGATTTTCGGCAATTAAAATCATACGAAGTCATACCCTATTATGCGGATGAGCGGCGCACGGTTTTGGAAATGGCGGTGCGTCATTTTCAGCAAATAAGCTATGAGGGGATAAATCCTCGTGTGGTGGATAAAGTTGAGGTGTATTTTCCGGACAGAATCGAATATTACGACTACACAAACGGTGCGCTTGTGCCGGATGTGTCAAGAGGTATAAGTGGCCAGTATATGGCTATAAACGGCGCAGGATATAATTGGGGGCAAGTGCCGATAATTCCGTTCAAATACAACCAAACGGAAAAGCCGCTTATTTCCAAGATAAAGAGCTTGCAGGACGCGATAAACCGACTTCAAAGCGATTTTATGGACAACATGCAGGAAGACGGCAGAAACACCGTTTTAGTGCTAAAGAATTACGGCGGCGCTGACCTGGGCGAGTTCAGGTATAATATGGCAGTGTATGGGGCTATAAAAGTCAATAGCTCCGAGGGTGTAAGTGGTGGAGTTGATACCCTGCGAGTTGAAGTGAACGCGGGCAATTATGAAACTATTTTGCGCATTTTAAAACGTACGCTGACAAAGAACGGTCGCGGTTTTGACGCTTTGGACGACCAAGTGGGAAGCCGAAGCCCGAATCAGATGAATATACAGTCCATGTATTCTTACATTGATTTGGACGCTGACGGCATAGAGCTTGAGTTTCAGTCGTCATTCGCGAAAGCGCTTGAATACATTGCCGTGGATATGAGGCTAAAAGGTTTGGGCGAGCTTGACCCCGAGCGCGTTAAAGTTACATTAAACCGCAATATGATGTTTAACGAAGCCGAGCTTATAGACAGCCTCGTGAAGTCGGAAGGATTGCTCTCTAAACGCACCTTGCTAGCTAACCACCCTATGGTGAATGATGTGCAAGAAGAGCTTGATACTATAGAACAGGAAATGAAAGAAGAGATTGCTCGTGGCGAGTATGGCTTTAATGATAAGAGCTTAGAAGATGGCAATACAGAGTAGCGAGGGTAAATACTGGGCGGAGCGTTTTGCGAAGATAGAAGTGCTTGAAAAGCGCACCGCGGATAGGGTTATTAAAGAGCTCAATGCCGAATACAGTAAAACGCTTGAAGCTTTAGAAAAGGATATCACCTATTGGTATAATCGCCTAGCTTTGAATAATAATATCACCGGTCCGGATGCGTTGAAAGAGGCAAAGAAACTTTTGACCGCTGCCGAGCTTAAAGAGTTTAAATGGACGGTTGAAGAGTACATTAAACACGCCAGCGATAGCGAAACTGCGGTAAAGTTTGCACGCGAAATAGAAAACGCTTCGGCGAGGGCGCACATCAACCGCTTAGAGGCAATCAAGCTACAGACCGCCATGCATGTGGATTATTTAACCGCTGTACAGACGAGCATGGTCATAAAAATGATTGGTGATGTCTTTACCGATAGCTTTTACCGTGCGGCTTATGAAATGCAGCGCGCTGCGGGTATGTTTCAGCCCTTTCAGACTATAGACGTTTACGCTGTAAAACAAGCGATAGAAAAGCCGTGGAGCGCGGACGGTGTGGGGTATAGTACTCGTATTTGGCGAAACCAAGAGGCGTTAAAGATACGGCTAAACAACGAGCTAACGCAAAATATAATCCGCGGGCAATCACCGAAAAAGCTCATAACCGGCTTTACAGAAGAGTTTGGGGTGAGCAGACATCAAGCGGCACGACTAATACAGACTGAGCGCGCGGCCGCAATGTCAAGAGCGAATTACGACAGCTACAGGGCAACCGAAACCGAGTATTATGTGATTATAGCCACGCTTGACTTTAAAACAAGCGAAATATGCCAAGATATGGACGGCAAGGTGTTCCGTATAGAGGATTATGCAATCGGGTCAACAGCCCCACCGTTTCACCCAAATTGCGTTATGCCGGATACAGTAATAGCATCTCCTGATGCAGACGCTATTACAAGAAGCTATTATTCAGGTGATGTAATTAAATTTACCGCTGCCAATGGCAGAGGGCTGACCGTCACCCCGAATCATATAGTGCTTACATCGCGCGGATGGGTCAGAGCTAAGAACATCGTTAAGGGAGATAAGGTAGTCTACTATCGCGGATGGGACAAACTCGTAATTGAATCCAACCCAACACAAAACGAGGGTGTACCCACGATTGAAAAGCTCTTTACTTCTTTTTTCAAATCTGGCACCGTGCCGTCCGTAACTATGCCAGCCACCGCCAAAGACTTCAAGGGCGATGTTATCAAGGGTAGCGAAGTCAACATTGTATTTATAGATAGCCTTTTGAGGAGTGAAATGGATTCCTCGATTAGTAAGCTCCTCTGCGATTTTTCTCTCGTATGGGCTTTCAAAAACGGTAAACCTCCTCTCGAGATTAACTGCTCTTTGGCACAGTTGCTCTTCGGTGCGGGGCTTGCCTCTGACGGCATTATGTGCGGCTTCCGTATTGCGGATATTCTCCTCAGCGGAACGTTTGCTCATCATGATTTGATTAGCCTCCGTAAGGCTTCGCATTATCGTTCCCGACTCATTCAGTCTGAGTATAATAACTGTTGTAGCGACCCCGAAATAACGAGCAATAGCTTTAATGCTTTCACCGGAGCGGTAAAGCATAACAATAGTGCTAGTATCAAGAACTTTTCTAGCATTGGGGTTTCTGATAATAATCCCTCGCTCTTTAAGGATGCGCATAATGGGCTTTCTGCTCACGCTAAGGGAGTTGGCGATTTTTGTAATGCTCTCTCCGAGTCCATAACATTTGACGATGTGGTCAGCGTTGAGCGAATTAAGTTTTCTGGTCATGTATATGATATCTCCTCACAGTCTACATTATACTACAGCAACGGTTTTTTGTCAAGTAATTGCAGGAGTACGACATCCCCGTATTATGAAGGCGAGGAGCTAACCGGAAGTCGTATTTATCGCGATGCAGAGGGCAATAGTCAATACACTGACGAGTATGTAACCTACAAGGAATGGAAAGAGAAGTATGTAGATAATGCGTATTTGACAGAACTGGGCGGAGTTGAGACATCGACGGGGGTTAAGGTTCAAGGTATTTCAAAGCATTTTGTAGAAAGAGCCAATGAGCGCGGAATAAGTATAAAAAACATAAGAAACACCTTGACAAATCCCGATAAAGTGGGTAAAATAATAGTGAACGAAAAAACAGGTAAGGTCAGTCAAAGGTTTAAGAAGGATAATGTTGTAGTTACCGTGAATCCAAACACCGGAAACTTAATAACCACGCACCCTATAGACAAAAAGAGAAAAATAAAATAAAATGAAAATACAAAGCCATTTATTTAACGCAAAAGAGATAGATCTAATAAAAGTGATGTCTGATATTGCTATAGATTTCAATGAGGACTATAGCGAGGATGAACTCATCAAAATGTCGGACGATGCTATGGATTACTTTTTAAGTAATGGCTTACGACCCGATGAAGAACCAAACGAAATTGGTTTGATATGTGAAGATATTATAGACAAGTTGCACGATACTTTCGGCATATAGGAGCACATCATGTTAATAGACGTTTTAGGTATGTTGTATAGTATTGAGTTGGCTGACTCTATAAGCCCCGCTTTGCGTAAAGATAACGTGATACTTGCAGGATGCACTTATTTTGATGTTAAACAAATATACATAAATAAACAGCTGTACGATAGGCAAAAAATAGAAACCTTTATACATGAGTTGACACACGCTATTTTATACGAAAGCCAACTAGATACCGGTAAGGACACGTACACTGAAGAAGAGTTGTGCCGATTTAATGAGCGATATCTTTCCTTAGTTAATGCTAGGGTAGAGTCTTTTGAAAGGTTTTTAGGAAAGGAGGACTGCGACAATGGCAAGAGATGATTATTTTGTTATAGCGTATACTATTCTCCAATATCTGTACAAATGCTTAAAAACAGGAAGCACTCCTGATAAGAGCATTTTAAATCACGAATATTTTGATGTTGACGAGGGTTATTTTGGGTACATACTTGAGCACCTATATGCAGATGGATATGTGGAAGGAGTAAGACTACTTTCTATACTGGGCAAAGAACGTCCTGCAGTGAGGATTTTAACAAACTTTGCGATAACGCCAAAGGGGATAGAATATTTGTCTGATAACTCAAAGCTCCAAAAAGCAAAAGAGGTCGCTTTAACAATAGCGGCATTCATACCATTGATAAAATAAAACCGCTTAAGAGCATATTAGGGCGTTTTATGACATTTAAAGCGATTTGCGTTGTACACATTTTTTTACAAAAAAACATAAAAAATTGTGGAAAACCTACATTTTTATATTGTAAAATGGTATAATATAATTGCCACAAATAAAAATAACAAACAAAATGAAACAATAGAAGGAGGTGTGGTCATGACAACAGTTTTTGATGTTGCGAAATATATTTTAGAAAAAAAAGGCAGCATGACTGCTATGAAGTTGCAGAAGCTCGTGTACTATTCGCAAGCATGGTCATTGGTTTGGGATGAGACCCCTCTTTTTAGCGAAAAAATACAGGCGTGGAAAAATGGGCCGGTTACGCAGGAATTATATGATTGGCATAAAGGTTTGTTTTTAGTAAGTGATGACGATAGATTATCATCAAAATGTAATAACGACTTAACAGGGACACAAAGAGAAACCATCGACAAAGTACTGGATGGGTACAGCAAATATACGGCTCAAGCATTAAGCGATATAACACACAAAGAAGATCCTTGGAGACTAGCGAATGCTACTTGTGAACAACCTGACATGTGTGATGCCGAGATAACATTGGCATCAATGCACGAATACTATAGCGGTATTGCAGAGATAGATGAGTAAGCAAAAAGGTACACGAACAGAAAAGCACAATATCCCAAGTCACGATACTAAAACTCGTCTGTTGCCTCACGTGCTACCTAAAAATAAAGATTTATTTGCCTTTGTAATTCAAAGTGACTGTATAGACATGGACGATGAATACTGGGGTTTTCACCTTGATAGAAAACTTAGGGATATCGCTTATCTTAGAAAATTATTGTCTTACAGAACCATAACTTGGAGAGATATGATAACTATGGACAGTTGTCATGATATGGATTTTCAAGATTTAGATAGAGATTTTCAAGTAAAAATATTAAATAAGTGTGGCGATAATTCACCTGAAACGTTATATCAAATAAGGATTACGCAGCGGCATAGAGTGTGGGGGTACAGAGATAATGGTCTGTTTTATGTTATGTTTAATGACCCTTTACATCAAGGGTATATTAGTAAGGGTGGCACAAAAATATCGCCTAAGAATTTACTCAAACATCTGAAAATATATAATAGCTAATATTCAAAATACAGAAAACTTTAAAGCGTTTAAGCATTTTGCTTAGGCGCTTTTTTGATAGGTGAATTACCGCTCTTTTGGGGCGGTTTTTTATTGCCCGGCGCGATGGCGTAAAACTCACGCAAAAAAAATAGTCTTACGTGGTCGCACCACGTTAAACTCGCGATAAGGAGATTACAATTATGACAGACGAACCCAAAGTAGACAGTGGAACAGAAAGCCAAGAGCAGCAGAAAAACCAAACACCCGATACCGTGCCGTATTTACGTCTTAAAGAGGTAATAGACGAGAAAAACAGTCTCACCGAAGAGCTAAAGAAACGGGATGAACAGCTGAAAGGCCTGGCAGAGCTGCAGAAAAAAGCAGACAGTGTGGACGAGTTCAAAAGCAAAATCGAAGAGCTTCAAGAGGCTAACAAACTCGCCGCTAAAGAACACGAGAATGCAATGCTGACGCTTAAAAAAGACAATCTTTTATCCCAAGCCCTGACGAAAGAGGGTGCTAAAAACATTGAGCTTACAAAACACGCTTTTAAAGAATACATGGAAAGCGCGAAGCTTGACGAGAGCGGCAATCTCGTGGGACTTGATGAAAAGGTGAAAGAGATAAAAGCTAGTGAGAGTTATAGCTTTTGTTTTGAAGCAGCACAACAGCAGACGGACCCACTTGAACAAGCAGGGTTGTTAAAGTCGAACCCACCCGGAACCGGATTGAATCCGACCGACCCCGCGCCAATAGACCCCACAAAGCCAATGAGTTACGCGGACTTTGAAAAGGTTTATACTGCAAAGAATAATCCTAACACAGGATAAAAGGAGTAAATGATGGCAGAAACACAGAGATTTGACGCCAAAGTGTTTAACCCCGAAGTCTTCGGGGCTTATATGGAAAGAGTACCACAACTTAGAACTAATGAACTTTTAAATAGTCGCGCATTAGTTGGGAATCCGCAAATACGCGGTATGTTTGCTAGTCAAACAGGTACTTATTATGGAAAAATACCGCTCTATGGACTTTTGGGCGGTGATCCGGTAAACTACGACGGTAAAACCAACATACCGGCCACTTCAACCACTACTTACGCACAAGGCGTTATAGTTACAGGTCGCGCTAAAGCGTGGGTGGAGAGGGATTTCTCTTACGATATTACCGGTGGCGCGGACTTCATGGGTAATATCGCAAACCAAGTGTCACATTACTGGGACATAGTGAACCAAGATATATTGCTTAAGATTTTAGAGGGTATATATGCGGTACCGTCGTCTGGAGATAATAAGCTAGGCGAGTTTAGAGAAAAACACACTTACGATATAACCGGCGCGGATACACCTGCACAGCAGATAGTAAATGCTACAACGCTTAATACAGCTATACAGCGCGCATCCGGTGCTTATAAGAAAAATTTCTCATTAGTTATAATGCACTCTGCAGTTGCTACTAATATTGAGAATTTGAGATTGCTTGAGTTCATGAAGTACACCGACCAGCAGAATGTGACACGTGACCTATCAATGGGTACATGGAACGGTAGAACTGTTATAATAGATGACAGCATGCCTACAAACGATGTCGCAGCAGCAGAGCCGACAGAAACGGATCCGGGCAGTGAAGCTTATACCGCATATACAACTTACGTTCTCGGTGAAGGCGCAATCTTCTATGAGGATTTAGGTGCTAAGGTGGCATACGAAATGGATCGTGACCCAAAAATAAACGGTGGAGAGGATACGCTTTATAGCAGACAACGCAAAGTATTTGCGCCTAAAGGTATCTCTTTTAAAGAATCCGGTGCAGCTTCGCTTTCACCAACTAATGCCGAACTTTCAAATGCAAAGAATTGGCAGCTTGTTGATGATGGTGTCGGCAGTTACTATGACCATCAAGCGTTGCTTATTTCAAGAATTATTTCCCGAGGTTAAAATAAATGATTGAATTAGTTAAAAAGAGACTAGCGAGTTTAGGATACACTGTAACAGACACTGATGTGCTCGCGCTTGATTTTGAGATATTGAAAGAGCGCGACTACATAGAGAGCGAATGCGGACGTATTCCTGATGAACTCCGCTATCATATGATAGACTGGATTGTCGCTAATTTTCTTTTAGCTAAAAAGAGTGAGGGCGCACTTGAGACAATCGGCACAACTGATTTCACAAGCGCGCCTTTGCGGGCTTTAACCGAGGGCGATGTCCGCGTTGAATGGGGCGGCAGATTTTGCCGGAAGATTGCGCACGGTTAA